GCAGCAATTTTATGAGGTGATGACGCCGGAGGTATGGCCGGAGGATATAAGGTATACGAGACCGGATGGTATGATGACGTTGGATTATGGAAAGATGGTGGTGGTGTTGACGATGGCTGTCAAGGAATTGCAAGACAAGATAATGCAAAAAAAACGTATTAAAAAGGCATAACCATTCCCCTGTAAGGTTTTCACAGGAATGGTTATACAAGTCGTAAAAAGGTAGAGGAGTAAGAGGCGGTGGCAAAGGGCATTCCACTGTTGATTACGGTTGTTGGATTTGTCTTGTTGTACAAGGAAAAGAGTACATACAAGTTGGTGAAATTTGTATTATTAATTAGGGATTGCATGGATTGTGTGAGGGTGCCATTTATTTCGGAAGAGTATGCGGTGCAAGGTTGAACATGTAAAAAAGAAATGTTGTCACTGATGTCTGTAGAAGAGCTTATACAGAGTGCGGTGGAGTCGAAAGATATGTCGGTTACGGAAAACAAGAGGGAGACGGAAACTGTGGCCATGTAGACGCCGGGGGGCAATGAAATATCAAAGAGGTTGGAACTGTAGTAATGGTTACTCATTGACTCATTTATTTGGCCAAAAGAGACATCATTGAAGTAATTTTGAGACAAATCGATTTTTATTTTTGCAGGAGAGATTCCACCGAATACACAGGCAGAGGGTAGGCCTGCATGGTAGGTGATTTCTTTGGTGGTGGGATTATAAAAGAGGCCGTAGGGTTGCTGTGGAAGGTCTTGGATGGGATGAACAAAGAATCCGGAATGAGGTATGGGTAAGGAAGAGGGGGTGGCGTTGAATCCGATGGAGTTGGCGGATTGGTCTTCGGCGATGTTGCCGATGGCGATGGAATAGTTGCCTTGGTTACGAAGGGAACAATTGTTGCCGATGGCGATGGCATAGTTGCCTTGGCTGCTTTGTCCGGCTCGGTTTCCGAGGGCGATGGCTGAGCGACCCTGAGTGACAGTTCCTGCAAGGGAGCCGATAGCGATGGCTGAATCACCTTGGGAAATGGAGCCGGCATTGTTACCAAAGGCGATGGAAGTAATTCCTTGACTGGATTGTCCGGCCATGGTTCCGAGTGCGAGTGAGTAGTCACCTTGGTTGTATTGTCCGGAGTTGAGGCCCATGGCGATGGTTCCATTTCCTTGGTTTAAAATTCCGGAAGAGGAGCCGATGGCGAGGGCGCCGGTGCCTTGAAAATTTTTACCGGAGGAGTAACCGATGGCGACACAACCGGAGGATTGATTGTATATGCCTGCGGAGGAGCCGATGGCGATGGATTGTGTTTGTTGGTTGATTTGTCCAGCGTTGGTTCCGATGGCAACATTGTCTTCACCTTGGGAGGTATTTCCGGAGTAGGAACCGATGGCGATTGAATTTCTGCCCTGTTGTTGATGGCCGGAAAAGTTGCCAAGGGCGATGGATTCGGTGCTTTGGTGGTTGGAGCCTGCGTTGTTGCCGATGGCGAGACTGTTTTCTCCTTGGTTGTCTTTTCCAGACAAGGGGCCGATGGAAATGCATCGTTGACTTTGGTTGTTTTGGCCTGCTTGGAATCCGACATTGATGGCGTAGTCGTTGTTTGAAGAACCACCTGCTTGGTTTCCAATACTGATGGTTTCCAAGGTAGGATTGTAAAGAAAGGGAGGAACTATTTCACCAGAAATGGTTAGACTATCTACCGATGCCGAATTGGAAGAAAGGTTGCCAGACACAACGAGATTGCCTTGGGATTGGATGTTGCCATGGACGACTAGGTTTTCTTGAATTGAAACGTTTCCTTGTTGGTACATATTTCCAAAAATGGACACGTCAGAAGCACAAGAAAGTGTACCGGAGAGTACGGTATTTCCGCCGATGGCCATATTACCAAGGGAGGCGCTTCCATACAGGTTTTGTGAAAAGGAGGTGGTGAGTACACGTATACCTACTTGTCCGTTCATGGAAATATCGCCTTGCATCAAAATTTCGCCATTGATGAATGTCAACGTGCCGACGACACAATCGGAAACGTGCAAGGAATCAATGTCCATACGACCATGAACGGTAGCACGACCATAAATATCCAAGACATTGTTGGAAATATCTGTAATATCATAGAGTTCAGGTAAAAAGTTGACGAAATATTGGTTAGGGGTAGGGTTAGGGTTAGTAAAAGTTTTGCCTTGTATTTCCAATGTATGTTTGTCTGTAATCCACACATAATTCAATGGATATTGCAACAATTGGTAGGCATTGCCTTTTTGGTTGAGTTTGGCAGAGACAAGGATAGTGTCGGAAACATATTCACCAGAAAGGCCAGTGACAGAATAGGCCAAGAATCCATTGGATACTGCTTGGTCGTCCGAGTAATTTCCTACCAACACAGAAAAAGAGGCATCATAAACAAACGAGTTGGACAAAACAACATTGCCATCAAAAATTTGTTTTTCCCAAGAGTTATCGCTGGTAGGATGGTAAGAGGGTATATAGTAAAGATATTGGTATCCTACCATAACCAACCCTGTAAAGTCGTTATTATTCACCACTTGAAGATTGGTAAAAGAAGACGGAATATTGAAACAAATGTCGGAATGCAAGTCTGTATCGTATATTTGAAACAAAGTCGCTGAATTGTTCTTATTACCCAACAAATAAATATAAGTGTTATCGGGAGAGCCACATACTTGTACATTGTTGATTACAGTGGTATCATAAACGCTGTGAGTATTAGTACCTATATACAAGCCGTCATCGATATTGATATTATAATAGCTAACAGAAGGAACTTCATCCCTACTACTTGCCTGTTCTAAATAGGTGACATACAAACGTATATATGTGTCGTAAAATATAGAGTACAATGAAAGGATGCTGCTTGACGTGATTAAAAAAATACCGTTGTTCAACGGTCTCCAGTTTTTACCTCCGTCTTTAGAAAAGTACATGGTACCCGAATACCCACCTACAAAAACAATAGGATGAGTATCCATGTCACGTTTTGGCATGACATATACAGCTTGCAATGCATACTGGGTATTTAAAAATCCATCATCAATGGCGTATTGGTTCCAAGTAACGAGTCCATCGGTCGATACCAAAGCATAATGGATATACTTATCAACTATTATGCTTGAAGGGAGGTAGATGGGGATGGGGTCTCCTATGCTTACGACAAAATCTCCTTGACGGCTGGTGGCTGTGATGGGAAAGGGGCTCACGAATGTTTTTTTAATTTCGCCATGGTGCATCAAGACGGGGCCATTGATGTCCAATACGTAGTCTTCCGTTGTGGGTGCAAATGTGTTGATACCTACGGAAGACGTATTATAAACAGGATTGCTGCCTGACAAGAGGGAAAGCGATGGATTTTCTTCGGAACCGGCTGCTATCAAACCCAAGGAGCGTGTGGTATCGTTGGGATACAAACCTCCTGCCAGGGTCAATCCAAAAGAGCAATCGGGGCCTTGGCGCAACTGCATCATGGTAACTCCGTGGCCGCTGGAATGCATGGCTGTCAACGAGGTACCGAAACTGAGGTTTTGGGAGTAGACGGAAGGAAGAAAGGATTGTTTGTTGAGAGAGGAGTCATAGAGTGTGAGTTGTTCTTGGTACAAGGTGGTGGCGGACAAATCGCCGACGACGAGGGGAGCAGAGACGTACATGAAACCGCCAGACACGTCACATTCCAACATGTTGCCAGAATTTTGCAAATGCAAACTGAATTGAGCATTGATGGTGGCTTCCTCTGGTGGATTTATTATTCCTCCTCCACCATTTGATAGTGGAGTGAGTTGATTTTCATTAGGAATATGGGAGAGAAACTGTAATCTTTGTGTGGAGTCGTCTACAAAGACTTGGATTCCACTGGACAGGTCGTTTTCACAAAGAATGTTTCTAGTGGAACCCATATGAAGGGAACCGGAAACATACAGCATACCACCTTTGAGGTCCCAGTAAAGAAAGGGTTGACTACCTGCTACGGCATATAGGTTCGCAACGGAACCATTTCCATTAAAGGAACTGCCCAAGTCGAGTCTGTTATCTACAATCAAATTGTTTATGACTTCAAATGTGCCAGCGACTTTTCCATTGCCCGACACTTGGAAACTATCAAACAACAATTTGTCGGTACAGGACACATTTCCTTGTACATTGACATCGCCTGCTACTGTGAGGGCTCCTTGAATATCTAAAGTACCTTTGTATGCTCTCAGAATAGTGAGGTCTTGGCAAGAAATGGACGCCGCGTACAAGAAATTGTTTGTATCATGTTGTGTTCGGCCACCATATTGTCTCCATGAAGCCATCAGACAAAATTTGGATGCAAAGGAGTATACACATTTGCATCAAAATAACTTTTTACGACGTTGGGTTTGTCGAAGTCCTTGTACTTTCTTTCGTGCAGTACGACGTTTTTCTTTGTCCTTTGTGAGAGCCGGATGTGGCGTCTTTCGAAAACGTTTTTTGCCGGGACCCTCGTATGACGGCAAATCAAAGTGGAGTCGACGTACAATATGACCCCGGTTCCCCAACTTGACTGCGTCTACATGGTGTCCATCTGTACCATAAGCATACCCCATCCCCTGCTCCTTGCCTCGACGGTCCCCTGGCCCTTTTTCGTACTTGCTGCTGTAGTACATTTCCGACGAATACATGATTCTGTCCGATATACTATTCCCATAAAAACTAAGACCGCAGACGAAAGCCAGGACGGTCCAACGCATACAACAACCTCATTTGCGCCTGTGCCCTCTTTTTCGTTGTGCAACGCGACTTGATGGCACCACGTCCCTTGCCTTTTCGTCGCACCGTAAAACATTTCCTGTGAGGAACTCGACGCATCGTATAAGGCATCCTCTATAACATGCCTCCATAGATTTGTCTTGAAAATATGTTGTCGAAATTTTCGGTCGAAAATATGTTGTCGAAATTTTCGGTCGAAAATATGTTGTCGAAATTTTCGGTCGAAAATATGTTGTCGAAATTTTCGGTCGAAAATATGTTGTCGAAATTTTCGGTCGAAAATCTCTGTCCTTATTCTAAATGTCCCTGGCCACTTTCAAACGTAAAACCCAAAACCAATATGGTACGATGAGTGTAGGACAAGCCCAGTTTTCTCTCCATGGTACTCGACGTCTCCAAGGCTACGTTGGACAAAATGTCATTTCACGCTCCTTTCCCAAAACCCCCATGAGCGGAAACACTGCCAAGGGTCATGGAGGTTGCTGTGGCACCTACTACAAAGCCCCACCTATTTCGCCCTTGTGTGCTGGCGATTTCACCAATGACCCTGCCGTTGTGAAGTCTTCTGTGCTGAGCAATTCGGGACAATTGGAGGTCCGGTTTCCGGAGTACGCCAACAAAATCTACAAACCCGACGACAATCACCACCAAGGCACTTCGGGTCAGTACATCATCCGCTTGTCTCAATGTGCACGTAAACCATATTGTCGTACTCAGTCGGTACCTCCTTGTTGCAGCAATCCCCTCTTGCAGCACTCGACCAATTACCAACAGAGGTCCCGACAGTATCCTAGCTTTACCAAGAATCCTTTTTTCTATTCGGCCACGACACAGGGTGACTATATTGCTTCGTTGAACCGACGTGTGGACCAAGGCAAATATGAGAATAAACGTCCTGGTCAATCTTCTCCTTTTGGTGCCACTGTCCAAAACCAACCCAAAGACCCTCTTGTGTCTACGTATTATGCGGCTCCGAACCGCAACTTTTTCTTACGAGGTATTCATCGTTTGCAAAAATGTGTGCCTGGTGACAAAACTCGTTCGTCTTGTTAAAAATGTTTATTCGCAGGAATTTGCTTGTTGTTGTCTGCGTTTGTAAGCCTTGTAATCGGAGGAGGTTTCGACGGTGGCTTTGTCAAACATATTTTCAATGGGTTGTGTCATGACGTCTTCAAAGAGGCAATCCAAGGAGGGTTTGATACCAAAGACGAGTTCCTTGACGTGTTCTCGTTTTTCTTGCACTATTTTTTCGGGTGGTTGCAAAAAGGAGTAGTCGGACACTTTGTTTTTGTAAATAAAACGGTTTGTCACTGTCAGGGGGTCCATGGATTTGCGGGTGGTGGTTTTGGGAAGAGACAAGGCATCGCGCATTCTGTTTTGCACAGGTAATGCTTCTCTTTTGGGAACAAAGAGTTTGGATTTTTCCTTGAGTTTTTTGCGAAAGGCTTCGTCTTCGCTTCCGGCTTCCTGTTTTTTGGGTGATGTCTCTACAAAGGCGTGCAAGGGCAAACAGGGTGATTTCCACACCGTTTCGTCGACGAAAAAATCCCGGCAACCGAAATCTATGCAATATTTCATGGCCAAGGCATTCAACAAATCGGGTGACGAAATGGAAAAATCGGAATGGTACGCAAACCCCAACTTTTCTGCATCGTAATACATCAAAATATTCGTCTGTCCAGGCAAAGGTGAAGGCACCATCATGGCACGACAACGCCATCGTTTTCCCAACGTCTGTAGTTCCTTGAGGGTCAAACCTTCGTAGACCTCTTTGTTATAAAAACATGAATCCACCTGTAAGGAGTTTCCCGCACCGGTGTCCCAACGCTCTCTCTGTCTGTTTACAAAGAGTGTCAAAGGGTGGATGACTTTGTTTTTCAAATCGACGACAGGAAGAGGAGGATAAAAAAAGCACTGCAACCAGGTCGACAGCCATTTCCAAAGTGACAAGAAAAAAGAATACATGGTTCTTTGACATCCCTGGTTTCGTACGCTTTACACTTTTTTATACATCCTCCTGTAGGGTTTTTTTCGACACTTGTTCCAAACGGAGTGCAAACAATTCCGCCACTTTGGTTTGCAAGTCGGGCAATTCGTATCGCATATAGCGTTGGTATGCATTTTCTGGATGCATCACAATCAAACACCGGTTCGAGACTTCCATCCCGTATTTTTCTTTCAAAATGTACTGGTAGATATTGAGTTGCAATGCGTAATGCCAATAATTGGTATTGGGCATCGTTGACAAAGCGGGAATCAGTCCCACGTCGTCGTTGCGAAAGGCATTCATGGAAATTTCCTTGACGCGTTTCCAATCATAAATTTCATACATTTGTGTCGCCGTATTGAAAAAGACCATATCGATGGACCCTGCTATCTTGGCCTCTTCATGAAACACGGTCCACTCTGTCCGGTAGGCCTCCAATTGAGGAAAGTCCGCCACGAATTTCTGAAACCACTCGTACTCCAATGACGCATTCTCCACTGGCATTTGGTTGTAATACAATTCAATGTCCAAATGCATCTGGGTACCTGCCTCGGACGCTAGTCGACCATTTTCTGCCCATCCTGCCAATATGACCTCTCGTGTTTTTTGATAGTATTTGTAGTCGGGGTCGGTAGACCATTTTTTGTTACGTAGAATCATGTCGACTGCCTTGTCGGCATCAAACGAAGCAAAATATCCATGGTTCAAGGTAGTGACGGAGCAATATCCTTCGGAAGACCCATCGATTTCATAGAGATGGGGCCCCTCGTGAAAGACAATACGGCTATCTCGTTCATATATATTTTTCTTGGCCAAGTAGGAAATTTCCATGTATGTATGAAGGATGTTTTTATATACATCCAAATCAATTTTTATCTATGCAAGCAGCACGAAGCAATCGTAGAAACAAAGCCAATGTTCGGTCACTGCGTACATCGAGGCGATTGACTTTAGAATTGTCAAGAAAGTATTGTTTTTCATAAAAATGTTTGGCTATGCGCATGTTGTCGTCCAAGGGTTCGTCGTCGGCTTCATCAAACCATTGTCGTCCTCGTTCCAATACTTTGTCAATGCTGGCTTTCCAATCTTCGATGGCACACATGGCGCGGCATTGAAACATAAGTAGCAAACCGCGAAGTTCTTCTTGTGTAATCCAGCGAAAGGCGGTACCATCAAACACGGCCAAAGAGCGCGAGGTGGCATAAAAGGGACTATTTTCATCCAATTTGGATTTGAGTGCCCATACCATGGCTTCTTCCAATCGTTTGGCGGCTCGCAACTTTTCCAAAATCCAATCATCCGACTCCTGTAAGGCGTCCATGGTCCATTTCAAAAACGTTTTGGGAGGAGGTGTGCGCTGGTTCAACATTTCCAATACCTTTTCGCAAGCCCCTTTTTTCTTCATGTCGCGCAACATCCATGTCTCTTGCATTTTCAACATCGACTGGTTCTGTTCCGTCAATTCCTCCACTTTTTTGTCCAATTTCCGCACCTGCTCCATCAATTGCATCAACATATCAGAGGAAGTTTCCATATGATTCATTTGTAATCAGCGACCTTTTCAGTCGCTCCTAATCAATTTTGTAAAATCACGGATTGAAATACCTCGACCCAAGGTATATATATGCAAAGCCGCTATTTCGACAACCGAAGCACTTTTTCCGAACCCGAAGTCAACCAATACGGAGGCAGCCATCCCGTCATGACCCAAGTCATGAAACCACTCAAAACAAAGTATGTCAATCTAGACACCCGTTTTAGCAACGATACCCTCCTCAACAACCAACTCAACAATCCAAAAAATTCTCCCTATACCGCCAACACAGTTGTCGATTTCCCCGAACGCATACAAAATGTACGCAGTATCGAAGCCGTTACCGCCGAAATTCCCCTCTCGTATTACAACATCTCCCAATACATCCAAAATACCACCATGACTCTTGTATTTGGTTCTTCAACACCTATACCTGTAAAGATTGCTGATGGATATTATACAAATACTTTATTGGTAAACGCCATAGACACAATATTAGGTTCTGTAAACATGGGTACTTATGCCTCGGATTTATCCTTAAGTATAGTGAATAACAAAAGTGTTTTTACATTAAAACAAAACACATATGATGTAAAAATTAATTTTGATGTGGATATCTCCGGCAATACTGATGGAAACAATTTCAAATCCAGACTTGGTTGGCTTCTTGGATTTCGTCAACCCTCGTACACTATAAAATCCAATCCAACAAACGATATTTCTTTGAATAGTGAAGCCTTTGTCGACCTGAATGGTCCACGTTATTTGTATTTGGCGGTGGACGAATTCAACAATGCCGCGCCGCAATCCACCTTTGTTTCGATGTTGCCCAAATCTCTCTTGAACCGCAATATTTTGGCACGTATTTCGGTACAATCTGCCGTGTATTCTGCTCCCAATTCTCTTGCAGGGTTTGGAACCATTCAAACATGTACTCCCACCAATGGCTTTCTTTTGTCTGACAAACGTGAATACAATGACGACGTCGACCTCCAGAAAATGCAAATCCAATTGGTGGATGAATACGGACGCACCATCGGACTCAATGGTCTCGACTTTTCTTTTGTACTCCAAGTCAAGCATACCTGATGATGAAGGAACCTACGGTTCTTCAGCAGCCGTAGGCTGCCAAAGCTAGCGGCCTATGGCCGCGGCGCCTTCAAAACCTCCCTATCTAGAACAGCTAGCGGCCATACTTCGTTATGGCCACGGCGCCTTCAAAACCTCCCTATCTAGAACAGCTAGCGGCCATACTTCGTTATGGCCACGGTTCCTTCAAAACCTCCCTATCTAGAACCGCGAGGCCAAAGGCCGAGCGATATATAATTCCTCTTGCAAACGCTGATTGATATGCCTTACAGGGGTATAAATAAAAATAAGAAAGAAGAATTGCAATACAATAATTCCTGTTAAGAAAACAGATTGGAAATGCCTTACAGGGGTATAAATAAAAATAAGAAAGAAGAATTGCAATACAATAATTCCTGTTAAGAAAACAGATTGGAAATGCCTTACAGGGGGATAAATAAAAAGGAAAAAGAATTGCAATACAATAATTCCTGTTAAGAAAACAGATTGGAAATGCCTTACAGGGGGGATAAATGAAAATAAGAAAGAAGAATTGCAATACAATAATTCCTGTTAAGAAAACAGATTGGAAATGCCTTACAGGGGGGATAAATAAAAAGGAAAAAAGGAAAAATAGACAAAAAAAAAATAAAAAATAAAAACACAACTTCCCTGTAGGGTTTTTGCGAGATGGTTTTGAAGAGGGGTTTAAAATTGAACAGTGAGTGATTCATATCGTTCTGTATAGATGTCTGAATCGTTATCGGTAGACCAAAAAAGGGCGTTGGCCTTGTTTCAGCAGGGGCACAATTTGTTTTTGACGGGTCCAGCGGGTACGGGTAAATCGTATTTGATTGACCAATTTGTGGCGGATGCGTTGGAGCGTCGCAAGGTGATTCAAATCTGTGCCACAACGGGTGTCGCTGCTGTCCTTCTTGGCAAGCAGGCTCGTACTATTCATAGTTGGAGTGGTATCAAATTATGTCGTGACCCAGTGGCTGTGACGGCGAAACGGGTTGCCAAGGAGAAGAAATATGTAGAAAACTGGCAAAACACGAATATTTTGGTGATTGACGAAGTCAGTATGATGTCGGCCCATGTATTCGACACATTGCATTTCACTGGTCAACAGGTGCGCAAAAATGTGTCGAAACCGTGGGGAGGACTACAAATAGTTTTGGTGGGTGATATGTTTCAGTTGCCGCCGGTGTCTGGTTCGGGGGAAGATGCCAAGCCTTGTTTCCAGTCGGCGCACTGGTTTGACACCATTCCGTTGGCTCATCATATCGAATTGACGACTCCTTTTCGTCAATCCAATCCAGTTTATGTTGCCTTGTTGAACCAGGTGCGTGAGGGTTCGTTGGACGAGGATATGGCGGCCCTGTTGCAAGAACGTGTTCGACCTCCGCCGGCGGATTTGTTGTTGACGCGGCTTTATCCGAGGCGTAACCAGGTGGATTATACGAACAAGCAGGCCTTTGACCAATTGCAGGAACCCGTACACGAAATCCCAGTCTTTTCCACCACACAATTGCGCTATTTCGTCGAATCCGGCAAACCCATCACCTCTTTTCACGTCCAAAACAAAGTACGCGACAAGGACCAAGAAATCGAAACTCTCAAAAATCATGCGCAGGTGGAGCCGCTATGTTTGCGTACGGGTGCCATGGTGATGTGTACGGTGAATTTGGACAAAGAGGCTGGTATTGTGAATGGAAGTCAGGGCACCATTGTTTCTTGGACGGAAACCCAGAAGGTGAGGGTGTTGGATGGGTACCAGGATATGAGGTTACCGCGGGTGCAATTTTCGCAGGGTCCCTTGATAACGATGCAGCCGAAAGTATGGCAGAGTGTGAATGACCCGAAAATCGCAATTGCGCAGTTGCCTTTGACCCTCTGTTGGGCGTTAACGATTCACAAATCGCAGGGGGCGACGTTGGATGCTGCATTGATGGATGTGGGAGCCAATGTCTTTGAATATGGACAGGCCTATGTGGCTTTATCGCGGGTCAAATCTCTGGAGGGTTTGTATTTGACGCAATTTGAACCGCAACGTATTCGGGCGCATCCGGATGTGGTTGCCTTTTATCGTCGAATACGTCAATCTGTATCCCTGTAAGGCGTTTCCAAAGAGTGTTTGAAATATGGTAATTATCATTCTTTTTTTTGCAAGAGGTAGAAAAAAGAATGAAACGGTCTTGATTAACTTTGGGAATGCTGCGACCGAGTGCCGAACAGGCAACCATTATTGGGTATATCCAACAGAAAAGGAATGTGTTTGTGGATGCGGTGGCGGGGAGTGGTAAATCGACAACGGTATTGATGACGGCGCATGCATGTCCTCATTTATCCATCTTGCAGCTGACATACAATGCGATGTTGCGTAAGGAAGTGCAAGAGAAGTTGGAAAAGGAGGAGCCGAGGTTGCACAATGTAAAGGTGCATACGTTTCATAGTTTGGCGGTGCATATGTATGACTCATCTGCGCACAATGATACGAAGTTAAAGTATGTGATTACGAGGGATGCGGAGCCGTTGGTGCCGTTATGGGGGGTGGATTTGTTGATTTTGGATGAGGTGCAGGACATGACACCGTTGTATTTCCAGTTTGTGTTGAAATTGTTGCGGGATTTGGTGAGGCAAGAGGGTTCGAGGCGTGTGCAGTTGATGATATTGGGTGATACGAAGCAGTCGTTGTATGAGTACAAGGGTTCGGATGTGCGTTTTTTGACGGAATCGGCGGCGATTTGGCAGCGGTGTCCGTATGTACAGCATCCGGAACAATTTGAGGCGTGTACGTTGCAGACGTCGTTTCGTATTACGAGGCCGATGGCGCGGTTTGTGAACGAGGTGATGTTAGGTCAGCCGAGGTTGCATGCGGTCAAGGATGGTCCGTTGGTAAAGTATATATGTGGTACGGAGGAGGACAATCACAAGAGGGTGAATGGTCGAATCAAGACGATATTGGAGGACAAGAATGTGCAGCCGGATGATATTTTTGTGTTGACGTCGAGTATCAAGTATGTGCATGTAAGAAAGTTGGAGAATTGGTTGGTAGAAAAGGGGATACCGTGTTTTATGGCGAGAGAGGACGAAGAGATGTTGGACGAGCGGGTTATCAAGGGCAAGGTGGTATTTTCGTCGTTTCATTCGGTCAAGGGTAGACAACGACCGTATGTATTTGTGTTGGGATTTGACAGTAGTTCGTTGTACAAACAATCCATGGATACTTGTCCGAATACGTTGTATGTGGCATGTACACGTGCCAGTCATGAATTGTTTGTGTTGGAGTCGTTGCGTCCGCGCAACAAGCCTTTGCCGTTTCTGACAATGGGTCATCATGAGATGTTGAAGCAACCCTATATAGAATTTGTAGGTGAGCCGAGGTCGGCGGAGTATTATTATAGACAATCGGCGACGTTATCTCCGACGCCTTCTGTTTTGTTGGTGGATGAAAGGGAGGACAAATGGGTTCGACCCTCGGAGTTGCCGAAGCATCATAGCAATGAAGTGTATGATGAGTTGTTTGCGTTGGTACAGGAGTCGTTTCAACGTGATGAAGCGTTTGTGTATGACAAGTTGTGTGTGCAGAGTATTTGGGAGACGGACAATCACCGATTTGAGGACGTGAGTGATTTGAATGGGATTGCGATTCCGTTGTTGTATTGTCAGACGTTGCCTGTTTCGGAGGAAATGATACAATGGTATCGAACGTTGTTGCATCGTTTGTGTGATGAAATATTGGAGAATGAGACGAAGCCGTATGAATACAGGTATTTAAAGAACCAGGTACGTTTTACGATGCCGCAAGAATGTCGGAAAGTGGAAGATTATTTGTTATCGGCGAACATGTACGTTGCTGTCAAAGAACGTTTGTATGGAAAATTCATGCAAATCAAAAAGTATACTTGGTTGTCACGTGAAGATGTTCATTTATGTAACCAACGTATGTCCCATGTTGTGGGAAATGACATTACCCATATTGAATACAATGTGGTTTCTCCGGATGCACAATCCTTGTTGGATGAAAAATTGCAACAAATTGTCCCCCATTTGCCTTACCGTTTTTTGTTTGCGGGTCGCATTGATGCCACAACTCCGACGACCCTGTGGGAATTCAAGTTTGTGTCCGAATTGACGACGGAACATTTTTTGCAGGTGATGGTGTATGCGTGGTTATGGCAACAAACGCATCGTGATGACCCGAAACGTTTCCGTTTGTTTAATATTCGTACGAATGATGTGTATGAGTTGACGGCGGATGCGTTGATGTTGGACAAGGTGATGGCGATATTGTTAGAGAGTCGGTATGGTGAGAAGGAGATGCCTTGTTTCGATGCGTTTTTGCAACGTTGTCATGACGACATACAACATTTTTCGTAGAAATGAATTTTACTTGACAGTGAGAATTTCTTTTTTTCAAGTAAAGAAGATGATAGAAAAGGAATTCATGATAGAAAAGGAATTCATGATAGAAAAGAAATATTATAGAAAGGAATCCATGATGGGAAGGACACGAAAGGATTTTCCAAAGATTGACAATACGATGGCTTCGGTGGTGGCGAACAAGGTGCCTCCCCACAAGGTGTCTACCAAAACGGTTTTCCATTTCCATTGACGTAGAATGGATTTGTTGGTTAATTCGTAAACACCATAGACAAAAATACCGAGTAAAAAGGCCTCCAGCAAGGAACGACGTGGAAGAACCAAGGTTACAAAGACACCGATGACTAAAAAGAGGTAACAAAGGGTGGCAGCCATTGGGTCCAATGCGATGATAGAGCCTTGTACTTTGCGTACTTGTTCATCAAAATAGGGTTTCAAGAACATCAAAACTGATAAGTCCACCACGGTAAATACCAAGGCCGTTGTCAAAAGCAGGTATACATCTTGTTTGTTCATTCCTTTTGAAAAAACAAGATATTTTATTTTCGGTAGTCATTTTTTACATGGCAATCAAGACAATGCCAAACAAAATGGCCAAACAACCCAACAGGGAATAGGTTGGTAATTTTTCATTCCATAAAAAGTAGGCCAATACGAGGGTAAACGCAGGAGCGGAATAAATGAGAGCCGAAACCAAGGATGATTGGTGGTCTTTGAGTACATGGTAGTAGACGATGCTGGCAAAAAAACTAGTTACCAAACTCAGAAAAACAATGATGGTGATATCTTTGGTTCCCAATTTTCCTGTATCTTTCCAAAATGTATCCCAATGGTATGCAGCCAACAAAATGCATGAAATAAAAAAAAGGATAGCTCCCCATATCATCAAAGATGACCAATGATAGCTACCCATCAATTGTTTATGCAACAAGGGTTGTAATCCCCACAGAAAGGCAACCACCAAAGCAAACAAAATATATATCAAATTCATTCTACTCTATTGTTATTTTTCATTAGGACCATGTTGAATACATAGGATGACTAGATTGTATGTCTGTTGGTTGTAAATCCGGCAGGAAACTAACATATTGTTTTTCTTCTTGTGCTGTATTTTCTTCCATGACAGATTGTGTCTGCCAATTCTTTTGTTCATTCTTTGTTTGACACAAAGTGTTAGTTTTACACAAAGTATTAGTTTTACACAAAGTGTTAGTTTGACACAAAGTGTTAGTTTTACACAAAGTGTTATTTTTACACAAAGTATTTGTTTGACACAATTGTTGCAATGCGGTAGGAGGGTCGGTAAAGTGTTCAAAGCAGATGCGTGAGACTTCGGCGGGTGTCCATATATTCCTTGCCACTTCCTGTAGGGTTTGTACTTGGACGGGGTTCAGGGGTTGGTCATAAAAGAATTCCATCATTTGTTGAATTGTTTCCGGGTCACAATATCCAAAGGTGGCAATGATATCAATACGTCCTGGCCGTACCAAGGCTGAGTCGAGTTTTTCGGGGCAGTTGGAGGTCATGATGACGATGCGTCCGGGGTTTTCGAGGATACCGTCGAGAAGGTTCAAGAGAAAGGACAAATCGACGCGCAATCGTTGGGACAAATGTTCTGTGGATGGGTTTCCGATATTGCATTCTGTATGGTTTGTTGTTCTAGAGCCGACAGAGAGGACCATATCATCTTGTGCGTCGACGTCTTCTAGTACGTAGATGCGTTGGTCGAGGGGTATACAAACGGTTTGTGATTGTCCTTCGGAGACGACGACAATATTTTCGTTATAAAAGAGGTTTTCGAGTTGAAGTTTTGTCATGTCGGTATTGAGGTTGATGGAGAGGATATGTCGGTTGGTTTCGTTGGCGAGGCATTTGATGGTGGATGTTTTGCCGGTGCCGGGGGGTCCTGAGAGCAAGAGTCCTAGGGTATAGGGAATACCTTTTTCGTCGTACCAATCACGATGGTGTACAAAGTGTTGTACACGTTGTCGAATGAGGTCAATATCTTTACCAAAGAGGTTTTTGAATGTGCGGTTGGTATGAAAGGGTTTCATATCAAAGGTGAAATAATTGGGCAACCGTGAGAGGTCTTTTTTGCCGTCCATATTGATGGGTGCGGCCGTTGGATGCAAATGGAAGTAGCATCTTGTTTTCCCCATTTTGTTTTTGACTGAGGCGGCATAATTGTACCGAAGACGTTCTAAAAAGACGCGTAATTGTTCGGCATTGTGTTTGTAGCTGAACAATTCAATGACTTGTACCCATGATGGTGTTGTTTTGTTGTTGCCTCCTTCTTCTTGTTCCTGTAAGGATTCAGTCATACGTGCATAGACACTGTCATCCAGTTCGATGGTTTCTTTTTGGTTCAAGAGAAAGGTTTGACGTTTGAAGGAAATGTGGCGAGTGTTTGGGTGATTTGTTACATAATCCAAGAGGGCTTGTCCCACCAGACTTTCCATATCAGCGATAGGTATGGAGACGGTGATGGAGCCGGTTTTGGATTGTTGTGAATGTGTGTCGAGGTTGAGTGAATTGACGACTTGTAGTTGTTTTTTTTGTAATTGTTGCATCAACCAATTTATTCCTGTATTGGCGTGTGTGTAAATGAATTCGACAAGTTGCGCTGCCAGAAACATGTACAAGATATTGAGCCAATTGTTTCCAGGAGAATGGGAAGATTTGAAGGAATCAAACATGAACAGTGTCGTCATACTGCTTTTCAATGAATCCATTGTGTTTGTTCCATGTGTATTCATTCCATGCGTGTTCATTTTTTGCATTTTGTGATAATCCATACACCCGTTTATCTCGTTTTACAACCTGGTTTGAAAAGGCCCTACAGGGGGTTGTGTTGTTTTGTTTCGTAGGGTTTGTTTCGTAGGGTTTGTTTCGTAGGGTTTGTTTCGTAGGGTTTGTTTCGTAGGGTTTGTTGGTAGCGAAAGAGCTTAGAAGTAACTCTGTTAAATACAGATTTAAAAAGGCCCTACAGGGGGTTGTATTATTTTGTTTCGTAGGTGTAAACATTTGTCAAAGCATTGTATAGAATGAGTTCCATGAAAAGTTCCAGAAAGAGAAAGGAAAAGAGAAAATTTGTTGAAGAGGTAAGACATGAAATTCCTTTGAAAAAAAGGCCAGTGTCATATTTACCTTATAGTGAGACTCCTTTTCAATATGATATGCTAACTTTTTCAGAATATGAAAAAGTAAGAAATTCAAAAAATAAAGTGGGTGGTACACGACGTCGCCAAAGGAATCGACGTCACTAATACATTTTCTTTTTTTGGTAGAAAACAAATTTTTTTCTATCAAAAAACAATCCTTCCTGTAAGAATCGAAACAACCGTTTTGAAAAGGCCCTACAGGGGGTTATTGTTTGTGGTAACAAAAATCATCTTTTTGAGTAACAAACATCTTTTGTTTGTGTAGCGAAAGAGCTTAAAAGTAACCGTGTAGAATACGGGTTTAAAAAGGCCCTACAGGGGGTTTATGAATCAAAGTGCGGGTGAATCGGGGTGGCATCCTGCTTCCAGTATATCGTGGTCGACGATGGATGCTTTGCCGTGGGTGATGGCGGAGGCGAGTCGAGCGATGGCCCAAGATTCTGCGGATTGGTTGGGTCGTGAGCCGGAGCTGAAGTAGGCGCCGCGTCCTTTGTTGAGTATTTTGCGAAGTGCGGCTAGGGAGCATCGGGTTTTGCGTGCGAGTTCAGGTGTGGCGCCGATTTTGTTGACATGGTAGCTTTGTTTGGCGGTGGCGACGTGGTGAGAGGGTTTGGAGTGGAAGGAGGATAGGTGAGGTCGAGAGAGGTATTGATGTTTTTTGTATGCTTTGCGTGTTTGGGCGATATGTTTGAGTTGTTTTTTGCGGTCTTTGCGGGAGAGAGTACGAGGCGCGTAGCGCCGAGGAATCTTCATGTTGTCTCACTACTATTATGTATGATTTTTGTTTGATTTGATTAATCGTTGGCTACATTTCCGGAAAGAAATATAAGAGGTTTGAGTAATTGATGTCAACATTTCCGCGACCGTTGGACCCATTGCATAAATTGCAAGGAGAATACCAAGGATTTTATTACGAATTGTATTT